GATCCGTTCAAAGCAATGCAAATATATCAACCAGAAATAAAAGGACCACATGCTAAAATTATTAAAGATGAGTTTGCTCCTGGGTATAGTGAAGCACTAGAAGTACTGGATTGGAAAGACGAAGACCTCAAAGAAGCATACGAACACTTTGACGTTAAGATGCGTAAAGCCTTCGTACAGTACTACGAAACGATTAATACTGCTTGTGATACCATTATCAAAACAAAAGCGACTACACGCAAGGCTCGTAAGCCTAAGGCACGGTCTAAGGATGCTATAGTAAAGAAATTAAAGTTTCAAGTAAACGATCCACAGTTTGCTTTAGCAAGTTTGCCGGCAACTGATGTAGTTTATGCTAACGAAGTTTGGGTATACAACACTAAGACTAGAAAGATTGGTGTTTACAAAGCAAAAGACATTGACCCTAAAGGACTTGACCGACCAGGTACAGGTATTATGGTAAAAGGCACAACACTTACAGAATTTAATCCTAAGGAAAGTATACAGAAGACATTAAGGAAGCCTGCTGAAATGTTACCATGGTTCGAAGCAGGAAAACAGAAGTGCAAGAAGTCGTTTGATACTTTAACTACGACACCTACCAAAATGAACGGTAGATTCAATGAGCACACGATTATACTTAAGACTTTTTGATAAATAGTTACTATGAGTGCAGAAGAAACATCAAGAGATAAACTAATTACAGAAATGAAACTTCGCCTAGGCGATGGTATGATCGACGTGGAACTAGATCCAGAACATTACAACCTTGCTATAGACAGAGCAATTCAAGTTTATAGAAGCAGAAGTGATGGTGCGGTTGAAGAAAGTTATACGTTTTTACACACGCAGGTAGATACGCAAGAGTATACATTACCAAGTGAAGTGTTAAACATAAGAAGAATATATCGAAGAGGAGTAGGTGGCGGAAACATAGGTACCGGTACTAACTTTGATCCATTCGATGTAGCATTTCAAAATACATACTTGATTAACGCAGGTGTTGTTGGCGGATTAGCAAACTATGACGCATTTACACAATACAAAGAAACACTTAACAGAATATTTGGTGGCGAATACGACTTCACGTTTAATTCAACTACCAAAGTATTAAAAATTCTAAGAAAAATATCCGTAGCAGAAGATGTGATGATGCAAGTTTCAAACTTAGTACCTGAACAAAGTCTATTACAAAATGAATATACAAGACCGTGGATGTCCGATTGGGCGTTAGCAGAAGCAAAACTCATGCTAGGTGAAGCAAGAAGCAAATACGCATCAGGCTTACCTGGACCAGGCGGAGCCATACAGTTAAATGGTGATGCGTTAAAACAAGAGGCCGCTTCTGAGAAAGAACGTTTATTAGTTTCTATAATTAATATGGAAGAGGGCAATAGAAATTACGGTTTTGTGATAGGATAAATGAATACAATAGGAATATTAGGCAATATAGGATCCGGCAAGAATACCGTAGCACAATATCTAGCAACAAAAGGATGTATTCCAACATCATTCGCAGGACCAATAAAAGACTTATGTACTAGTGTGTTTGGCTGGGATAGAGATTTACTCGAAGGCGAAACAGACGAAAGCAGAGAATTCAGAGAAAGTATAGACTTATACTGGAGCAAGAAACTCAAGATAGCAAATTTCACACCTAGGTTAGCATTACAGTTAATCGGTACTGATGTAATGCGTAATCACTTTGATCCAAACATTTGGTTAAACAGTTTAGAATATAGAGTAAAAAAATTACATAATCAAAATCAATGTGTAGTAATTAGTGACTGTAGATTTAGAAACGAATTAGATTTGATCAGACGTGTAGGCGGTACAACTATACTTGTACAACGTGACGAAAAACCAGTATGGTATGACATAGCATTAGCGGCCAACAATGGCGATGCTGTAGCAAAGCATATAATGAGTAGAGATTTTTCAGATGTTCATCAAAGCGAATACGATTGGATTGGGTGCGACATAGACTTTACTGTTAATAATAATGGCACACTAGAAGAACTATATGCTAACGTCGACATTGTAATAGACAAATTACCACAAAAACCAGAAATATTTAACGATTCGGGCCTAGAACTAGTTTAGAGGCTTATTTATCATTTAAAGCAATTTTAGATGATTTGGCATTTCTATAATACCGCAAATAACCATTTTTTTAATAAATACTGTTAACCAATTAAGGTATAATAGGAGAGAATTATGGCAACATTAGTATCACCTGGTGTAGATATTACAGTATCGGACGAAAGTTTTTATAGTCCCGGCGGACCTGGTACAGTACCTTTGATTATTCTAGCAACACATCAAGATAAAACTAATCCTGATGGAAGCGGAACAGCAGGTTTCACTAAATTAGCAGAGGCTAATGAAGTAAAACTTATTACTAGTCAAAGAGAATTATTACAACAGTACGGAAACCCAACTTTTTACAGTACGGGTGGAACACCTTCACATGGTAATGAACTAAACGAATACGGTTTATTAGCGGCACACAGTTTCTTAGGATTGGCATCTAGAGCATACGTTCTTAGAGCAAACGTCGATCTTGACGCACTGAAGCCTTTAACAGTAGCACCTAGTCCTGCTCCGGCAAACGGAACAGTATGGCTAGATAGTTCAGCAACTAAGTGGGGTATTTTCAAGTACAATACGTCTACTTCTAAATACGAAGAGTTCACTACTCCATACATTTTCGCAAAAGACGATGTAGCAAGTGGCGGCGCACCTAAGAATTCAGTAGGTAAAGATGGCGACATCGCAGTATTAGGAGTTGATAGCAGTGGTAACGCCACAGCAAACATAACATATTACTACAAGTATTCAAGTAGTTGGTATGACATGACAACAAAAAACAGTCAGTTTACAGCAGTAGTAGGTAAAGATTTTCAAGTAGTAACTCACTTAAATAGACCAGTACTACAAGCAGACAGTGGCGCATTAGCAAATGGCGATTTAATTGTTCAGACAACTTCTTTAGCAAGTGGTCTTAAGTATGGTGTTAAATCATATAACGCATCAACTAAATCATGGACTTCAAGTTCAGCGAATGCTTATGCCAACACAGCGGCGGCTTATGCAGTAACGGCTAAACCAACAGACGGATCATTATTTGTAGAATTTGATCCAGAAAATGATGACACTGACATTAATGGTAAATTCAGTATTAAAAGACATAACGGTCTTACAAGTAACCAAGTTCAAGGAACAGCGGTTAGTGGAAATGTTGACGTTTCAGCTCACAGTGGTTTAGTTAGTTTAGTATTAAACTTAAACCAAGGTGCGAATATTAATGTTACATTTACAACTGAGTCAGATGGCGGTAAAGCAATAGTAGATGACTATGTCAAAGACATTAATGCGGCATTAAGTTCCGCAAGTGCTACTACTGTTACTGCTTCAAATGTTAGTAATAAACTTACAATTACAGATACAGCAGGTAAAGACGTTAGAGTTAGAGCAGGTACAGTCAGTGGATATGGTCCTACTAATGTTAACATTACAGCAGGAACATATAGTAACTGGAAACCAGTTCAAGGTGTTACTACAGCAAATTATAGTTTCGGAAGTGCGACACCATACGGTGCGTTAACAGACGGTCAACTATGGTATGATGATAGCATCGCAGTTAACTTATGGTACAACAAAAACGTAGGCGGAACTCAAACATGGACATTATACTCATCAGAGTATGACGTTAATACAGCGGCAAGTGAACCAACACTACAAAGTGATGGTGGTTCATTAGTTGATGGAGATATATGGGTTGATTCAGATGCGTTAGAAGACTATCCTAAAGTATACAAAAGAAAATCCAGCAAGTGGGTTGCAGTAGATACTACTGATCAAGTAACAAGTGACGGAATCTTATTTACAGATTTAGGTCCTATTACAGCAACAACTACAGCGGCATTAGATACAGATGCGCCATTGGCGGCAACTGTTCCTAATAACATCTTAGCATGGAACAAACGTGCTTCAGGCAAAAACGTTAAGCAGTATAAAATTAATTATACTACTGGCGGCGTGAATCATGGTAATGTATGGGTAGATCATTCAGGTAACCAAACTGACGGTACACCTTATATGAGTAGAAAAGCACAGAGAAAAGTTATTGTTAATAAACTACAAAGTGCTATAGCGGCTAATGAAGATATTAGAAGTGAAGTTAATTTCTTTAACTTAATTTCAACTCCTGGATATCCTGAATTAATCGACGAAATGATTACTCTAAATACTGATAAAAAAGAAGTAGCATTCATTGTTGGAGATTCACCTCTTAGACTTAAATCAGACGCAACATCAACAAGTGCGTGGGCTAAGAACTCTAATACTGCTAGTGAAAACGGAGACAAAGGTTTAATATCTTCTAGTCCGTATGTATCAGTACATTATCCATCAGGATTAACAACTAACCTAGACGGCACAAACGTAATGGTACCTGCTAGTCATATTGCTTTAAGAACTATGGCATTTAATGACAACGTGGCTTATCAGTGGTTTGCTCCAGCAGGTTACCAAAGAGGTCTTGTTCAAAATGCTACATCAGTAGGATATTTGGATTCAACTGATAATGAGTTTAAACCAGTATCATTGAATGAAGGGCAAAGAGACACATTGTACTCAAACAAAATAAACCCAATCGCCAACTTCCCAGGAAGAGGCTTGGTAGTGTTTGGACAAAAAACTCTAAACCCAACAGCAAGTGCTTTGGATAGAATTAACGTAGCAAGATTAATTAACTACATTAGATACCAATTGGATCTATCAGTTAAGCCTTTCTTGTTTGAGCCAAACGATGGTATTACTAGAAGTGGTGTTAAAAGAGTTGCTGACTCATTATTATCAGAACTTGTAACATTAAGAGGTCTATTTGACTTTATTAGTGTTTGCGATACTACTAACAATACTGCCGCAAGGATTGACAGAAACGAACTATACTTGGATATAGCAATACAACCAACTAAAGCAGTTGAGTTTATTTATATTCCGATTAGAATTCAGTCAACACTCGGACAGTCAGGTTCAAGTTAAACTTAATTTGATCTTTATAAAGGGCGGTTTTTACCCGCCCTTTATTTTTGGCGATAAAATGATAAATAAACATATAGATTGAGAGTAAGACTTAATTAGGAGTAAAGCAAATGGCAGTAACAAAAGATAAATTCGGTGTACCAATAGAAGGTAGTCGACTTGGTATTCTTCAGCCCAAACTGAAATATAGATTCCGTGTGATTCTAACAGGATTTGGCGCTGGTGGAAGAACTGATGAATTAACCCAAAATGTGGTCAGTGTAACTAGACCAACTTTTTCAATGGAAGAAGTTGTAATTCATAGTTATAACTCAAGGGCCTACATAGCAGGTAAACACGAATGGAATGCAATCAGCCTATCTTTACGTGACGATATCACAAACTCAGTTGCCGCATTAGTCGGACAACAAATACAAAGACAGTTTAACCACTTCGAACAAACCACAGCAGTTAGCGGTGGCGATTATAAGTTTGATGCGGTTATTCAAGTGTTAGACGGTACAAACGCAGAACCTACTGAACAGTGGGAACTAGAAGGTTGTATGCTACAGGAAGTGAACTACAGCGATCATGCATATGATCAAAGTGACATTGTAAACATTGACTTATCATTAAGATATGACAATGCTGTACATATGGCAGGACCTAACACACTTGGTGGTAAAGTTGCGGCAGGTGACCCATTCCCATTAGTTTCACCACTTGGTACTGGCACATCTACTCAGGCGTAAACGTCTAAGTAGTTAACGGAGGTACCCAATGGGGAAATTCTGGAAAGAGGCAATTGGCGGACAAGTTCAGCAGGGCGTATATCAGGCCAGTCCTAGGCATGCTAGTAAACAGTATGGTAGTTTTAAGACTGGCAGACCCCCACGTTTGCCATTTCAGTTTGTCGTATACTTCGAGATAAACCCTCAAGTTGTTGGCGTCGCTGACAAAGACAAATATAACTATTCATCGCTAGTAAGAGCAATTGACTTACCTAGTGTTACATTCACTGTAGAAAAGAAAAATTCTTATAACAAGATGAAACCTGTTTTACTATCAAAAGATTTTAAACCATTCACATTATCAGTATATGACGACATTGAAAGTCGTTGGTATGCTCTATGGCAACATTACTATAACTGGCATTTTATGGATGGCAGATTTGATCAGAAAGAAGGTAAAGATCTTAGTGTGGGCGCCAGAGATAGAGAAATTCATACTGGTACAGAGTTGAATCTAGCAGATGACGAAATAGGCACAAGCACTTCACCATATGATCATCAGCATAACGGAATGGACGTTCATAGTCGAACTCATAGTAATTACTTTGACGCAATACATGTATTTCAAATACATGCTGATACAGTAACTAGAACAACAGCAATAAACCCTATACTCACTGACGCACAGGTAACACAACTAGATTATGCTAGTACAGGGATGGCAAGTGAAATATTATTTAACATCGACTATGAAAAATTAGCATATGGACCAGTATTGAATTACAAGTATACGGATGACTCAATACTACAAGAGTTGATAGAAGATGTAACTAAATCAACACCATTTGATCCAGCACAAGACAAATTAAAAGGCCTAGTTAAAGGGTTATTTGGATTAGAGCAATCTAATATTGGAACTGCTACAAATCCAATGGCAGACATAGGCAGAGATCTAGAAGGTCATACAACACCAGGCCAACATACTAATCTTCAAAGAGAAGGCAACAACACTACCAAAGGTGGCTTCTTTAGTAACTTAATTTCCAACGCCTTAGATCGCAAAATAGACGAAGCAACAAGCAGTCTATTTAATAAGCAAAACAAAAACATCAACAAGATAAACTTTAATTAGATGAGCAAAATATATAACAACTTTGGTGTAGACACAACGTATACTGAAAAAGACGGTAAATTTGCCGATGTTTCTGTTACTGGTGAAAGAGTTAATATAGTTGATAAAGATATAGACATGATAAACAGAATCACAAAACCCGATTCTGATACAGTAATAGGCGGCAAAACACATCTTAGAGATCAAGTATTTGCTGACTTTAAAAGTAGTGGCTACACTAACAAATTAAGCACATTTTATGCTAACACGTTTTTTGAGTTATCAAAGGTAGATAAGATCAACCCTACAACTTACTATACAGTAGTTACCGAAACAACAAACACATTCTCATACCAAATCAAAGACGGTTCAGACGTTTATCAAGACGTTACAAAAGAAACGTACGATGCTGATGCTGGAGCAGAATGGGATTCCGGTGACAGTTATAGAAAAATTAAAAACCTTATAACAACCGAAAAACAAAACATAAAACTTAATGACGATTCATTAGCATACATTAACAGCACATTGCCTAAAAGTGTATCGTTCAAAGTCGAAAAACCAACCACTATAAATAAATTTGTTGATCCTCTAATTAGGATCTAATGGCTTCCAAATTTCTTAAAGGTACATACTTACCGGAAAACTCACAAAAATATGTAGGCGGCAAACAGCCATACTACAGAAGCAGTTGGGAGTTAGCCTTCATGAAGATGTGCGACAATCATCCGTACATTACACAATGGGCAAGTGAAAATATTAAAATACCTTATAGGCATCCTGTAACAGGAAAGCATACTGTTTATGTTCCTGACTTTACTGTAATGTACACAGACAGGCAAGGCAAACAGCACATGGAAGTCATAGAGATTAAACCTGGTAGTCAAACTACCATGGAGCAGGCACGAAGTTCCGCAGAAAAAGTACAAGTTATGATTAACATGGCAAAGTGGACGGCCGCTCAAGAATGGTGTAATCGTAAAGGTATT